GATTTAATCGTACACCAGTATAATAAAAATTATTTAATCCAGTAAGCATATTTTGAGCAGAACACATAAAGCATAAACCAGCACGTAAATATGTTGCAGAACCTGTACCAGTACCTGCTTTTATATTAACTAAAAATCTATATCGTGCAGACGTTAATCCGTGTGGTAAAGGAGTTGTGGGTATTGCAGTATGAACTTTATTTTCTGCAAATGTTTGAATTAAACAAGAACCTGTTCCAGCAATAACATCATCATATATGCCTGTTCTACATAATCCATCGCCAATATTTGTAATCCATTGTTCTGTAAAAGTCATTTAACTCTCCCATGTTTCTATATATTGGCTTGTTCCACTTGGGATAGTCATAGTATTGTTCCACGATTCAATGTATGCAGAACTCCAACTTCCTTCATATTCCCATGTTTCTAAATATTGACTTGTACTTGTATATGTGGGAGGTTCCCATGTTTCAATATATCGACTTGTTTCAGTTGTTGTACCATAATCCCAACTATCAAAATATTCTAATGTCCATGTTTTATCTTGACCATAATCCCAATCATCAAAATATGCTAATATCCACGTTTTTCCTTGATCATAATCCCATGTATCAGTATATTGAAGAACAAATTCACCGAAATCAAAAGGTGCATAATTAAAATCTTCTGACCATAAAAGAACAAACAATTCAGCTTCTGTTACAATACCTGAAACACGAAATCTTCCTGAAAAACGTATTGCATCTTCGACATCATTTACCCACGTATATTCAGGTAATAATGCAGTAAACGTTAAAGGATCTCCTTCACGAAATCGTATACGTAATATTGCAAAAGTTTTTGCATCAAATAAAAAACCTAATCCATAGGTTTCATCAAATCCATGTGAAGCATTATCTATAATTAAATTACCTTCTAATAGAACTTCGGCACTTTTTAAACCCCTTGCATATTCACGCCATGCGTCTAATGATTCATGATGGGTTAAATCTAATTCATCGGCAGAAAAATTCATTCCTATAACAGACAATTCAATTATAGGAATAAATTGTGTTCCATCATAAATTTCAAGAGTAGAACCATGTGCATGAAACGCTTCACTTGGCATAAATTATAGTTTCCTCACTTTAGGTACTTTTTTCACAACAACTTCTTCAGATTCCTCTACAATAGGTTCTTCAACTACAACTTCTTCTACTGGCGTTTCTTCTGCTTTTTCTGGCTCTTTATCACCATCCACTTTTTCAAACCATGATGGAAAAAGTTCTAACCATTCTTGTGCTTGTGGATCATCAATAATATCATCTTTATAATACACTTTGTCTGGCGTACTAAATGATTTATACACTAACTTTATCTTCATCGTGTACCTCACATTCACATGTTTTGTTTTTCATTTCTTGCACAAAAAGATCCATAATATTTTTAGGAGCACTATTCATAATATAATATGTTACTTTTCCATAATCTTTTTTCAAAACAAGTTCATTTGATTCTGTTAAAAGCAACCGATTATTTTTATCCATACAAAAATACTCAACCCATCCACAAATATTACATGCTGCAATACAATTATCAACAAGAAATCCATCTTTATATACTTGAACGTAACCAGCATATAATGGAGTTTTTGTGACAGAAATAAACATATAATAAATCTCCTTTTATAAACTATTTATTTCTTACCATATTTATCAACTGTTACAGGAAAACAATCATTACATAAAACTGCACCTTCACTCCATAATGTTCCAGCAGTTAATAGTACGTATTGATCAGCAACAGATTTTATTTTACGACACCATATACACCATAGTCGCATAATATCACCTAAGAGTTTTCTAATAATTTATGTTTTATGACAATCTTTTTACACAATTCAAAAAATTCTTCTTGGGTAAGAACACTTTTTGCTCTATTACACGTCCAGCAACACGGTATAACATTTTCTTTAATGTATCCTTTATCTGGATCTACTCTATCAAGTCCTACTCTATCTGTTGGTCCCGTACCTGGAGAATCCCCACAATAAAAACATGGTAAAAAGATTAAATTATTTAATTCGTCTTGTGTGAGACTAAATTCTAATTCACGTTTTTTAGCAGAGTTTACATATTCTGCATATGTAAATTGTAGAAAGTTTTCTTCTTTATACTTCTGGCGTTTTTCTCTATCGACAATCAATCGTGCTTCTCTACATGAAACACATTCAGGATGGAAAAGACTGATACGTTTAATATACGTATCAAAATATTCTTCTGAAAGAGGATAGTCATTCATACAAGTTTTACATTGTTGAACTTCTAAAGCATCTATCATAGCATATTATACCTCTCTTTCCTCTCCGAGTTTTATAAAAGGGCAGAACATAAGAAAAGGAGAGGAACTTTCCTTATTTCTCTTGGCCTAGAGTCTGCCCTATATACAACAATTATTTAACTATGTCTATTCCAACATGATTAAATAATTTAATTTATGGAACTACTGCAATTCCCATAGCAGCAACTGGTTGAGTTGTCATATCATGTAAACTATTAAAGTCCAAACGTGATTTTGCAATCAATGCTACTTGATCAGTAAGAGGAAGTGGCATTTCAATCACTTGAACAGTTCGTACAGTACCATAAACCATAGCAGTATGATTTACAATATTTACAGTGCTCGTAGTATTTGGACCTGCTACAGTATTAAATCCAGTAGCAGCTACATCATTACGTACAAACTCAGAAACAATTACAGGAATACCATCAAACATTCCAAGTTGTCCGGTTTTTACAACAGCATCATTACCGAAGCGATCTACGGTAGTAACATCTGCTAATTGCAAAAAAGACTTTAAGTACACAGCAGGGCTACAAATCATAGCTAATTGATCTGGATTCACGCCATATTTACCCATTTTAGCGCGTAAATTACGTAAACCTGCTTGATCAAAAGTTGCTAAAGAAATAGTCGTATCTACGGCTGGTTTAATAGCCATAACACGATAGCCGTCCCATGCAGTACGTGGATCTGTTGCAGGAGTACCTGTAGCAACATCGTTGTCCTCATGAGTAGCGGTTGTACTACCGTTAATAGTAGCAGTTTCGATAGCATTAGCTAAAGACATAACAAGTTCATCACGGGCAAAAGGAAGAATAGCCACAATAGAATCTTCTTCTTCCTCAGTAGAGAAAATGGTAAGAGCACCAATACCTACTGCCACAAATTGCACATTACGGGTTCCTGGTGTCATTGCAGGAATCATATTTGCCTGAGTCATAACGTTATCTGTATTACGTTCTGCAACCTTAAAACCCATTGGTAATGCAGCAACACGAACAGGTAAAGTATATGGGCTACGTGGCATAGTGATGTTACGATGCAATGCAGCAACACGCAAAGCAAGAGCAATACGATCTTGCAATTCTGCACTAAATTCAGATGGAATAAATTCCAAACCAGTACCAGCACCAGTTGTACTTAATGCACGTTGCAAAATTTGAGTTTCACGTTGAAATTGTTCAAAATACTTCAAGCTACGTGCTACTTGATCAAAAGTAACATTCGCCATAAGTTGACGATTTTGAACCATTGTTTTATACTTATAGTATGTCAACATATATAGATAATCTGAACGTTCTTGAAGTCCACGTAAACAATAATCATCTTTATGTGGGCGAGTTTTATGAATTAAATCATTAAAATCCACACGACCATAATTTCTGATTAAATGAGATACTTCAGGAGTATCAGCATCAATATTTGTTTCACCTTTGCGAGACATAGCTGCTTGAACATCAGTCAATTTGGTTGTTAAATCGTGTACAGCACGTTCTACAACTTCTTGACGTTCAGACAAAGAAGTGGTAGATGTTTCTAAAGCTAATTTTGCATCAGCTACAGTCTTAGATAAAAGAGCAATCGCATTTTGATCCATATATTAGTCCTTTCTTAGTAAGTTACACTAAAGCCACAATTTGATTACAAGATTCCATAATATCTCGTAACATCTTATCATACTCATCGGAAGTCTTATCATCCTCATCAGTTTTAATTGGTGGATCTTGTTTTACAACAGATTTCACCATTTTTAACGATTCTTCAAGTGGTATACCACAATCATTTAATGTCAAAAGAATGTTATCCTCCGATACAAGATGTTTTCTTAGAAAAGAAATTACTTGGAGAGAAGTCCATTGTTTATGAGCAAAATCTGGTGGCAAAACCTGTCCATATTCATCATAATGCTTACTTAAATGATCATAAGCATGTTGAGCACCTTCAATATCTTTTGTTGCGCCGTTTATACGGGCTAATCCCATACACACTGCTTCAAAAGATGTTACTATATTCCCGTTCTCTATCATATGATGTGGTGCATATTCACCATACGCATATGCATAGGTATTTGCTGTCTCTGTTGATAGAGCGATTAAAATATCCCAAGGTGTATTTGTAAATGCATAAGGTACATAAGGAACTATTTTTTCATCATCAGAAGTTTTTTCTATATACTGAAGTGAAGAAATTAAATTATTTAATTCGTTCACTTTTTGTAATATTTCTTCAACTGGCGTAATTTTTGTTTCAATAATTCCAATGAGTTTCAAAAATTGTTCATCAATACTTTTACGTACTGCACCAGCATTCATAGGTATTCCAACAAGAGAATATTCAACTAATTCGCTTTCTAAAATCCTTTGTGGAGGAAACATCTGTGCCCAAATATCGTCTTTGTCTTTTGATTCTATATCTTCAACCTTTAAAGGAATCAAACCAACCGAACACGCATTTAAAAAACCAGTATTCCACAAATTCTTTATCCTATCTGCATGAACATCGCCCTCTGCAAAAACAAATTTGCTTTCTAATTTATGCATAAAGGTTTTCATAGACGTTGCTTTAGCAATAGGCGCACTACCAACAACAGGATCTCTACCATGCTGAAATAGAACTACAGGATTATTACTTAAATATTTATCATATTTAATTCCTGTACTTACAATAACATCACCACTTCTATCTTCTTGATCAGTGCTTATAATCACTCCATATTCTTCTTCATTTCGTTGCTTTTCAACAACATACGAATATTCTTTATATTTCATAGAATTTCACCTTCCTTTACAAAATTAACAACAATGCATTTCCATTTTCTATAAAATTAAATAATTTAATTATTGCCTTTCACTATCTGGTGCATCTTCGCCTTCATTTCCTACTGTTTGGCCCGCGTTATCATCATCTTCATCACTTGGTTCTGGCCTAGTGTTAGAATCTGGTCTTTGTTCAGCACCTCCAGGTCCAGTATTTTGTTCTGATAAATTTTTAGCTTCATCTATACGCATTAACGTACTTAGAATGAATCTTTCTTCACCTGCTTCTTTATCTTCCAAAGGAGCTAATTTAAGTCCCATTCGTGCTTCATTTACACTCACTAGACCGTTTTGAAATCTTATACGCATTTGTGTTTCTTTTTCTAACTCATTTACGTATTCTGGTAATTCTTCTATATCAAATGATGCTTCTAAATTCGGAGCTATGTATCTCAATAATAATGTATCTAAATCACTTGCTAATCCTCTCATCATGGGCAATACTCTTGTATATAAAAAAAGTTGTAACTGTTCTTTCAAATTTGAGTAATCCCCATCTTCTAAACCCATAATAGCAGGTCCACTACGTTGTCCAGAAATAATATCTTGTCTATTTACTTTACGAGCATCTGTTAATTCAAGATCTTTCAAATCAGACGATATAGGATTATACTTCAATCCACCATGAAGAATAATAGGACTAAATGCTCCCCTAAGTTTTTGTCTAAACTGTATGAACTTCTTTTCAAGTCGTTCTATCTGTGTATCAGATAAGAAAATATCTGTACTAAATACACCATCTGGTCTTGCATTGTTCTCATAAAATTTGATCTGGTACTGTAAAGCAAGTAAATCTGCTGCAATACTAAGTTGTGCAGGACTAATAGATGACATTCCATAAAAAGAATCTGTAGGATGGAATGCTTTAAAATGCACAATATTATCTACTCGAAATATTACAGGATCTCCTGTACCTCTCCCTTTTGGATAATACCGATATTCCTTGATTAAATTATTTTTATCTGGTACAATTTCCATGAGATCTGGCCGAATAACATAAATAAATTCTGGTTTACTTTTGCTAGGTGTTATTTCCCAATAACAATCACCACACAAACGTAAAAAAGATACAGTAGCTTCCCATAATCTAAAACGTGACATCCAAGGATTAGGATGTCTTAATGGTTCCATAATTTTATCATAGGTTAAATCTGTTATCTTTTTTGCTTGTTTCTTATATATTTTTAATGGTATTTGGGCTGAAACTTCTGCAATAACACTTACAGCATTATATACCCATATAGATTTTTCATATGTTTGCATAAGTGTAGAATCATCTTCACGTGGAAGTAAGCCTAATTTACGTGAACCTTGCTCACTAAAAGCAGCATCTACAGTTACTTCCGTACCTAATGTTCTCTCTAAACGAGACACAAATTTATGTGAAGCTAAACCTAACATAATATACCTTTAAATTAATCGGCCAAGTTTTAGAATTAACATTAATGAAAATGATGTTGTCCACAAAGCAACATTAAATAAACCTGTATAATATAAAAATCGTGTTATGAAAGGAGCATTATGTTCTAGCACTGACGTATAAACAATCCAAACAGAATATGCCGTAAATGCAAAATACAACAACAAACCAAATCCTAATAACAAATCAGGAATAACAGGAAGTATCATATATAATCTCCTACGTTCAATTAAATAATTTAATGTTGTATATAGGAACAATCCTATTAGTAGATTTATTCCCTATTCATAAAAGAAGTTCAACAGCATTTGTTGTTGACTCTTGAGTAGTATATCTACTATTTCCTCCGTAGATTTTGTCCGAAAATCTTCAGTACCCATATTACTAAAATGCACATCAACACCAGTTATAACATTTTGAGCAAGTTTACAATAACTTTCTGCATGTAGCCAATGGTCAGCACCTTTATTTGTCCATATGAATCGTTCATCTTCTTGTATGCGCGTTGATGATGTTAAATGTTTAAAATAATCTCCCTGATAGATTTCTTTACTGTTATATGGAAGTACAAATTTTTGTGTTAATACTTCTTCTAACAATGAATCTAAAGCAGGAGTTCTTTTTGCTCGCATAAACTGTCGATCTTTGTTCACGACAACATTTTGTGTATTAGAATCTTGAACATGATAATCACACAACCATACAATGTCACTATGATCTTGTTGAAACTCTCTTGCTTTACGTTGTTCAGGTTCTGCATCAATACACATAACAGACACACTGTACCTGTTAATAATTTCAGTTAATGAAGAAAAATCTGCAAGAGCACCAACAAACAATAATCGTCTTTCACCATTCTCTAATAACTCCCGTACAACAACATGAAGTGTACCACCGACATCAACTCCTGCTACAACTGTATTTGATCCAGCATAATCGAATTGAAAAGGATATTGTTGTTGACATAGCGACAACATACCTTCAGTTATCTTAAAACCAGATCTATTAAATGGTAAACCAAGTCTATTATTATAAAACAATTGTAACTTCGATAAATTATCTTTTATTTCTAAATATTCAGTCCACATTTCTTCTAATGTCACTGTTGAGCTATAAATTTGAGAAAGTGTGTATCCAGATCGTTTACTAATTAAATTTTGTTTTGACCATTGTCCTCTACCGTATCTATCTATTTTAGTTCCACATTCTATACAAATCGGCCAAATAATTTGACTTGTAGAACCTGTATATGTCGTATCACGTAATGTCACACCAAACTCAGTTTCATTGACAACATTCAAAAACCAATCAAGATTATAAAATCGTTTGCATTTCGTACACCATACTTCCCATACTTTTTGATCTGACTCTTTATATAATTTATCTATCCCAAAATCTTCTGTTGTTGGATTACCTATCCATCTTTGATATTTATGTTCTGATGCTTGCAATCTATCAGGAACAAGAGCAAGATTTTTTTGATCACATAAATCTACTTCATCAATAATCACAAAATCAGCAGGAAACGATACAAAATCATCAGCAGCATTAGAACCTAAAAATCGTATCATGCCTTTTCCAAGTTCTTTGATACCCAAGTTATCTATAGAACCTACATGATCTTTATAATACTTGACAGCATTAAGAACTTTATTCACTCTTTCAGCTACAAAACCATCACGTGTTTTTGTTTTTGTTAAGATATATGCTCCAGACCATCCTAATTCCATCGTCATATAGAGAATATCTACAACAGCCCATTCGCTTATGCCTACTTGTACAGCTTTACGGATAACAATTTCTTTTGCTTCATCAGCATATAACTGTCTTAGATAATCCCTTCTGTACCATGAAAGAGGTTCTAACTTATGTGTTCTATGATAATTTTGTGTAAAACTCCATCTACTTAGTGCTTTCCCTTCACGTAATTTTGCTTTTTGATCTAATAAAGCAAGTAATTTATCTCTTGCTTCTTGTGGCAGTTCTTTTAAAAACTGTTGTGGTGTTTTCTTTATACCACTTTGCAATAAATATGCTTGCAAAACACTAAATTGATTATGTTCTGATTCAGACATAACTCTCCTAATTCAAATAGTCTTGTACGTTTTTATCACTTTCTTGTATTTCTTTTGCTTGCTCGTTTAATAGATGGAAAATATTTGCATCCACAGCTTCTTCTTCAGTTTCCTTAGAAGGTTCATAGAATTTTCTGCCCCAATCTTCAGTATTCCGTCTTTCTAAGTACCATGCACCAGCTTGCCATGATGGAGCACTATATTTTCTTTCTATGACAGCACCATCTTTTCCTTTTAATTCTCGTTCAGATAAAACAATTCCACCTTCAGCGGCTTTTTTCATCATACGAATTAAATCTATCTGTGCTAATGCTTCTGATTGTTCTATTTTTTGAGCAAGTAATTTACATAAAGTCATATCAACATCTTTAGCTACTTCTTTTCCTGTTCCTATACGCATCCATCGTGTTAAAGTAGCATAAGAAACTCCTACTGCTTTTGCTACTGTTTTTTTAGGAACACCATCACGCACATATGTACAAATTTCTGTAATTAATGCTTCTGTTAAAACAGATTCACTTAAAGCAGCTTCTATATAACTAATTTTTTCAAGAAGTTGTACATTTGTTTTCTTAATGACTGGCATATTTTTCTTTCATAAATAGTTCTGCTTACGCAACTTATACTTCTTACAATTCATATACATAAGATACACCTTATGTTTTATAATTAACAGGGGGGTTAAACATCTTTTTATTTTGCCTCTTGACAAAACTCTTAATAGGGTGTATAATTATATTAAATAATTTAATAGGTAAAATTTTGCAAAGGATATTAACATGTAAAATTCAATAAAGGATACAATATGCTAGAGGATATTTTTAATGCACTTAAATTATTTAAGAAGATAGATCCTGTTTGTCCGATTTTTTTAAAGTTTGAAAAAAATTATGGGTATTTTTGTATTGAGTTTAAGCATATGCTTTTAGCCGAAGGATTTTATAGTGAAAGTTTTTATAAAGATGTTATTGTTCCATTACAAGAATATGGATGGATTGAACTTGAAGAAGGTGTATTGGCATATGCATTATTAGTAGAAGGAGAATAATGTGCAAACAGAAAGTAGACGAATATTTTTAGTATGTCCTAAATGTGGCATTCCTACACCTTATGTTTATACATTCACAAAAGCAAAACAACGTATTTTAGAAAAAAGAGCAATTAAGTGTGAAAAATGTAAAGATGATTTACAAGTACAACTCGATCTTCAATCAGGATACGTTAAAGTTGTTTAGGAGGATTTTTGAATCATAGAAACGTTTGTGAACTTTTACCTATTTTAGCAGAAGATCATCCACAAACAGCAGGACAAAAAATAGTAGCGTGGTTAGGTTTTGATAAGAAATATGTTTTTGGATACAATAGATTCAAAACACATCCATTACAAAAACAATTTTCTCATAATAAAAATAGAATCTATCTTCATGCAGAAGTAGACGCTATAACAAAATTTATCTCTCAATATGTTGAAATCTGGAAAGCTACTATGGTTGTCTGTAGAGTATCATTAGGAGATTTAGCTGCATGTAAACCTTGTGAATCATGTATAAGGGCTATTGTGGCATTTAACATTAAACGAGTATATTATTCAACAAATGAAGGAGATTTTATTAGATTATGAGAAAAGGATCTGGTTACGATTTTGATAAAGAAGAAAACATCATCACTGGTTTGTGTGCTAATAAACAGTGTCAGAAACGCTATTACGTTCCTTCTGTACGTACACCTGTCATAGAAGCAACGGATTATGAAGTACATGTTGAAGGAAGTTTTATGGCGCATAGTCAACAATTTTGCTCATATGAGTGTAGGCATATATGGATGAAAGGAAACCCTTAAAACAAGTATCTTTTTTAGATTTATCTTCTTTTCTTC